AGATCTATAGTATTAACTTCATTCGTATCTTTATAATATGCAGTATGATTACCAACTATACTATGAAGTGTTATTCCCATTTCTTGGAGCCTATCAAAGTAAGTCTCCTTTGCCCAATCAATAGACCATAAATCTATAGATCTACGATTATCGAATGTGTCACCCATATCAATGACAATATCGATTTTGTGTTCTTCCAAATATGGGAAAAAAACATTATCGTAAAACTTTTTGAAATACGCATGAAATTCTTTGGATCCTTTCCTAGCACCAAAGTGTTGATCTGTTATTATCGCTATTTTCATCTATTACCAGACTTATACTGAATATTATCCTTAATAGTGTTATAGTCAGAACTAGAAGCAGTAAGTGCTCCATCATCAACCACCATAACTTCATCAAATCCAGTCTTCTCAATTATCTTTGTCTTAATTTCTAATTGCTTCTTCTCTTTCTGAATTCTTCTTAGGAAAGCATAATGAATAATCTGAGTAAAATATGCAAATGGATTCTTAGACTTATTAGGATCAAAGTTATGAATATACTGAACACAATTTTCTATACCATCAGAGATCATATCATCTCTAAACATATAGTTCACAAAGTTTGGTTTATAGGAAAGATGTGTAGCAATCTTTAAAAAACACTCACCCAAATAATTACTGATACGAGGTTTGGGTAAATCCTTCATTTTATTTACAGCAACTTCAGCACGATAATCTATTAATGCTGCTAAGAGTTCTTTATTATTTACATAATGTTCTGATTTCTTTTTTGCCATAACACATCCATTGTTCTTGATATTATAACATTATTTACTTGACTTGACAAGGTAGAAGAATATCTGTAGAATCAACTCTGTAAGGGTTGGTGAGATAGACTTAGCTTTCTTTTGATTTATCTATATCTACTTTAAATATAGCTTCAAGACTCTTACGAGCATCTTCTACTGTAGATACATATCCTATTTGATCAGATATTCTTACTTTTCCATCCATTTCAATATCAACTTCATCATCATTTAAATATCTTTCGTAAAAATGAATTATTTGTTTATCTTTTACTTCACTCATAGTAATAATTCTATCATAAACAATTAAAAACATATCTTCATCAGGTAATTCTAACCAAGGTTTTATTTTTACATATTGTCCTGCACCATGTGTTAATACTTTCATTATTACTGGAGATTGTACCATAACAATAGGATTTCCATCGTTTTCATCAATAGAAATTAAGGCGAAGATTTCTTCTCCTGTTATTAACTTTATAGATCCGTAGAATTCGTCTCCCATTATTTCTTAAGCGGTATATTTACAATATCATAATTAAAGTTTTCTTCGTTATAAATTTTAATTCTTTCTATTAAATGGTTTAGTGTATAATTTTTTCTAGATTTACTACTAATATCATCGGCAATATCATATAGAGTAGCTTTTGATTTTTGATTACTCTTTCTAAGAACCCTCCCAATAGATTGTAAATTTCTGATTCTAGATTTAGAAGGAGATGCAAAAATTATGTTGTGTAAATTTTTGATATTAATCCCAGTGGAAAAGGTTCCATACGAGGCCACGATAATAGCATTATCCTCTTGCTCAGTGATTTCTCGAACCTTCTCTCTGTCTTCGGTGTCCACTCCACCATGAATAAAAAAGACATTGCGTTCCTCCACTATATTACTATTTATCATCTCATAAAGGGGTTCCCCGTGTGCTTCTACTCTAGCAAATAGAATAAGAGTATTACCTTTAAGATCTAAAGCAAGATTGCGTATTAATCTATTTCTTTTTTCATGACCAATAATATATTGAACTTCATCTTCAAATGTTTCAAATTTATTCGGTGGGTGTTTCAATAGAAGCACGTTGATATCCAGTTTAGCAAGATGCCCCTTCTTCATTAGCTCGTCAGTTTTAATAATCTTATAGGAAGGTCCAAACAATCCCTCAAGAACTAATTTATTTGTTTCAGATCCATCAAGAGTTCCTGTAAAACCAAAACGATACTTAGCATCTGCCAATTTAGTCATAATAGCAACAAGAGATTTTGATTTAAATTGATGTGCTTCATCACCAACCACTACATCAAATCTTTCAAAATAACTTCTAGGAAGTTTATATATTGATTGCCAAGTAGTAATAATAACTTGAGAATCTGTTTCTCTTTCTCTACCAGCATAGATCTTATGACAGTATGATCCTACATCCCATCCATAATCAGCAAAGTCTTTATACATCTGCTCTACAAGGGATGTTGTAGGAACTACAATCAGGGTATTCTTTTTATTCTCAACAAAATATCTAATGATTGCATATATCATCAACGACTTACCAGAAGCAGTTGGAGATACTAATAACTTTCTATTATTTCTAAGAGCATCATATACACCATCAATCTGATAATCTCTAGGTTTATGCTTAGAGATAGCAGTCATATAATCTTTTACACCTTCCTTTGAGATCTTGTCGTTTACTTCAAAAGGAAGTCCATAATGTTTATTATCTTTAAACTCATAGGTATATTCATGATCTTTACAGAACTGAACTATTCTATCTAACAGTCCAACATATATTTCTCCTTTCTGAATATTAAATAATCGTATTTTGCCATCCCAATATTTCTTTTGATAGTGTGGCATAAACTTCGCACCAGGCACATCAAAAGTGAATTGATCGGACAATTCGTAATATACATGAGTCTCTGCTTCTATGTGCAGATGCACCTCATTCTTTTTTGATATAATCAAATGACTCATAATCCTATACCAATGTAGGATTATTTAGAGATTTATTTCTCAGGGTTTTTGGGTTTAGGTTTTCTTATAGGCACTACATTATCATCTCCACCCCAAGCTTTCTTTAATGCTTTATACCTTTCTATAGTTCCTTTTTCAGTAGTGTCCACAGCGTTCTTAATTCTCTTATCTTTGGGTGCATTTTCAGTTGCATCCTTCATCTGATTTTTAGCAACTGGATTTCTATCCAATGCTTTGTCTGCTAAATCTTTAATTCCCTTTTCACCAGGTGCTAATTTTGGTTTTTGTGGTTCATCTAATTGTTTTTGAACATCTTTAGGTGTACCAAATACAGTATCTAATAATTTATCTTTAGCTTTATCTATTCTTTCATCTCTAGATGATCTAAAAATATTCGCTACCTTAGTAGCTTTCTTAAGAGGACCTGCTGCTACATTTGCAACAGTTCTAATACCAGCACCAACTAATCCTGGACCAGTTAGAGTTCTATCCATTTCAGATAGATCTTTTTTAAATTCGTCAAAGGATTTCATTTACCCAATAATAGTATCGAACCAATCTTGACTCATACCTGAAATAATCTTATCTGCTCCCTCATGGTCTACAGCATATTTTTCTTCAATAAGATGATCCACAACTTTTTTATAATTTTCGTGAATTTTCTGACTTTCTTTTGGAGTTGGCTTCATTGTAACAAAGAACTATACCTCATCTATTTATCAAATTCTTCCATATCATAACTATATTCGCAAATTATCGCAAACAACTTATTTTTTAATGCACGTAAATATGCAAGTTCCTCTATTGAATGTATAGACTTTTTTGGATAAGTCCCATACAGTGAATTGTTTATATGGTGATAGAGCAATCTAGTCTCTGTAATGCCCATCTTAAGTTCAACAACCCATTCATCAGTCTCACCAGAATGATGATCCATGAAGTTATTAGGAAATATAAAGTATTTATTACATACCTGCTTGGAACTTATTCCATTCTATTGCATTCTTAATTTGAAAAGTTCTATTAGAAACATTTTTAATAATTTCTTCTAAGAATTTTAAAGTAGTATCATAATATCTTATTTTAAGATCTATCTTTTGAACCTTTTCATCTGCATCCATATATCTTTGTATAGCATCCTTTTCTCTTACCTTATATCCAAAAGGTTCCTCAATATAAACTTCTGCTGGTGCTTTACCTGTATAATAATTATGCCTCTCTAATCTAACTTTATTATATTGTTCTCTTGCTTTTTCACGCAATAAAGTAATAGTATTATAAACTGTATAATACTTTGCGTGTAATTGGGGAATCTTCAATGATTCATCATGTAGATTATCAGGATCAATGACAGCATCACGCTCCCACATTTCCTGAATTTTGTCAAGATTCATTTAGAACTAGTTAATTCGTATATAGTGTATTTGAAGGATGCTTCTGCAGTTAAATATTCAACATCTGTATTTGTAGCATCAAAATCTAAAGATGTCAAGGAAACTGGGAACAAATCTTTAAATTTAACTTTCGCTATTTCTCTAAGGTTGCTATTTAATATTCTAAGTGTTCCATCACAAAACTGCTCTTTTATTTCTCTTCTACCATCTTTATCAGTAGTTAATTCTTTAAACTCTTTAGTTGATTCTGGAAATCCCAATCCATTCAACCATTCATAAACTGCCATATAATTTTCCATATCCTCATCAATCAAAAACCTAAGAGTAAAATCACCATAGGTTAATTTCTCTCCAGGTAGATCTATATCTTTTAAATATGATGGTTGAGTGGCAACTGCTAAAGTCAATTCTGGTATTCTAGCACTATTTGAGAAAAAATCTACTTTAGGATACTTGGCAAGGTTAAACTTAAAACCTATACCAGATAGATAATTTCTATTTTGTATTTGATTTACAAACGGTCCAGATGCAGCCATTATTAATTTTTTAACTATTTATCATCTTAAGTTTAAATTAAATGATATTGATATTCTATCTTCATCAGTATTGTTCTGTTCTACAGCATGATCGAGACAAGATGGAAACAAATACATATTTCCTTCTACTGGAAATCTTGGTGCAGTTTCTCCACATGCATATCTATCTACAAAAAATCTATTTCCATAAACCCATGAATGTCTTGGATCATTAAATAAAATATTTCCACAATCACCTTCAGGAACTTTTACATAATACACTCCAGAAATATCACATCCTGGATGATTATGTGCTGTATTATATGAATACTTATCACTTATGTTTGCCCATATTACAATGTTAGTTACTTCACTAATTATTGGTTTAAATGGTAAATGTTTTAATACTCTTGGTAATTCTGTTATTAGAGGTTTGAATAATTCAATATTTTCATTATCAGGAAAAATATAATCACTATGCCATCCTTTTTTATTTGATACTTTAACTCCTTCATCAATATCTCTTAAACTGTAAATATTTTCTTCTAGCACCTTATTATCAACATCTTTCAAATGTATCTCAAACAATGGTGTTTGAAATAAAAATTGATGATCAATAATATACTTACCATCTTTTATTTTAATATTTTCTAATTGCACACTTCTACCAATTAATATTACTATTATAGCATATGTAGACAAAAAAAAGCACCCCCGAAGGAGTGCTTTGAAAGAATATAAGCAACTAGCTTACATAAGATTTGTAACCTTAACTCTTCTGTAGTAACGGTTTGTGTTACGGGTAAGAACACCAAGTCCTTGACCGTCAGCAATACTACCTTGTGAGAATGGGTTCTCGACGATGCCGTAGCGAGTCTTGAATCCAATTTTTGGTTGGAATGTATCCTGACCAACTGCACGAACCATCTGTAGAGGAACGTATGGGCAGTAGAACAG